AACTCCATTTTGCAATGTTGAAATAAAAATAGTGAAGGTAGGATTGAAAGTGTATCTTCTGAACTTTATGAAACAGATGATGAATACTCATGTTGTCAGCTTTTGTTTCATCATCTTCACCATAAACAAGTTCTTTACGATAGCTGGCTTCTTCTTTCTGAATATTGTATTCAATACCGGGTAGTTTCGCACCTACTAAGGAAAGAAGAACAGTACCACCAAGAGCAGTTGTCAGAGCAACCCAAACAAGACCATGATCAACTTGACCAAAATAAGGTAGCTCAGTCACACTTTTTGAAAGTCCATAAAGAATAGGCACAAAGGCAACGAGCATGAGAATTGATTCAAGCAGACCAACGCCAAGGTCTTCTGTCAATCTTGCAAACTTGAGAGTATCCTCTTGAACACGTTGAGAAGCTCCTTCAATTGTTCTTGCTTTTTGCCAGTTTTCTTGATAGTAATCCGCCATTGATTTTCGCCAACGAAAGCAATAATGATTCACAAAGAATCCATTAAAGACAACATTGACAACAATATAAATTGCGGCAATCTGAAAGAATGTATATAGTTGACTATAAAATTCATCAAGAGTTACCGCATTTGGTGCTGAGAGTGCTTTCTGCAACAAGTCATAAAATGTTCCAAACCACTGATTTATTTGAACATCCAACTGAACTGAATACCAGACAGAACTAAGAATCACCAAAGTGCCTAAAATGGACCAATGCCAATAGGACTTGTCGAGAAAGAAACGAAACATAACTTAGCTCCCTATTTTATAATGAACATTCTCACGAGGAACATGAAGAGTGTATTTCTTATTATCTTTGTATTCAGCAAAATTACAAATATATTTACCTAAATTTTCATTATCGATAAAATAACCTTTTTTATTAAGATCAAGTTGAGCAAGATGTTTCTTTGTATAAGATGAACAAGGAAAATTTTTTTCCACTCTTGTTTTGAAAGGCACATCTTTATAGCATAAGTTCTCATCACCATTCGGTAATATTTCAGAACAAGAGATTGTGCAATCAATTCCTTTATTCACTATATAAAAACATTCGTCATCTGATACATTTTCAAAACCAAAATTATACTTGATTCCTAGTTCCTTTGTTCGATCTAAGTAAACTAAATCTTCAAGTTTCATAGCTTTTGATTTTGGTAGGTTCATATCACCTATTCTCATAGCTGGATAAGTGTCAGCTTTTTCAATAAATTCATCAACATCAACAATCCCTGCTATGTATCCTGCATTATTATTTTCATGAGCGAACATAAACACATAATAATCTGTATTATAAAAGCCAGATAATTGAAATTCAACATTATACATTGGCACCCAAACTAAACGATCTGCTGGAGGGCGACCATCGTAAGGATAATCTGGCTTGCTTCGATATTTCTGCCCTTTCACATCAAGCTTGATCGGATCATCTTCATTTGTTTTTCGTAAAATGAAATCAGCATCATAACAAGGTTCTTCAGTTTTATGAACTATACGATAATATTCTGAAGCCCACCAAATACCTTGAGGATTCAAAGCTGATTCATCATCCATTTGACCACATTGAGTGAGGTCTGCGAACATTTGTTCACACTTCATACCTGTTTCATATCCCTGAGGATCAATTGTCTTCGTTTTTGTCATCTTTTCTTTTTCACCAGAAGAAATACGAAGTTCAGATAGAATTTTTTGAGCGGCTGTTTGACGAAAAGACTTTATATATTCAATGCGATTACCTGTATCATAACCATCAGCATCTCGTTCATTACAATAAAACTCTCTCATTTTAATCACTCCATGAAATTAACAACCTGATAATAAATTTCGGGCTTACGAATCCTTGTTTCCTCAGCAACAAGAAAAGAAATTACTTGAAGGTCTATTTCAATTTGTTCAAGGACATTTGGTAGTTCACCCGAAATGTATATTACAGCACCAACTAAAGAAAAGATAAGGTCTTTAATTTTACTCTTCTGCTAGTTTTTCGAAGAATGCCAATTCATCATCACCATCAGTTTCATCAGTGGGTTTTGAGACACGGTCAGATTTTGAGACAAAATCAGGTTGCTTTCGCTTTTTTGTTTCAGCAACAACCTCTTCATCTTCTTGAGGAGCTTCGACAATGGATGGTGTCTTAGCGGCTACAGTTTCACCTGTAGTGACAGATACGAAACGCTTTTTTAAGTCATCGTAGGACTTGTAATAATCAGCACTTTCGAATTCTGTGAGAGAATGCTGTGCACGCCAGATTGCTTCCATGGCTTCATCATTTTCAGCAAGTTCAGTAGGCTCATCAAATGATGATTTGTCATAGGTGATGTAACCTTTTTCACGTCGCATTCTTAGACGGAAGTTACAGCCTTCAAGAAAATCAAACACATACACAGGATCCGCTGGCTTCATGTCATCGAATTCTGGTGTCGGAGGATCAATTTTTTCTTGAATGAATTCAAAGATTTTTGCGCCATATTGGAACAAAAATACTTTACCTACATTGTCAGGATTGGCATTGTCCTGAACAACAAGAATGTTTGAAACATACTTCATTCGACGCTTGCGTGAACGAGCAAGTTCTTCATTCTCAGAACCGCCTTCAGACCAAAGCAGATTGTTTGCCTCACAAATCGGACATTTTTCACCGATACTTGTCGGACAATTATCAATCAGCCAGCCATGATTGCCTTTGAACTCATGGCGATAATAACGAACATATTCTTTCTCTTCATTTGGAGGTGGTGGAAGAAAACGAATGATAGCAGAGCCAACCCCGTCTTTACCTTCCAGTCGCCAGAATCGTGTGTCTTCGTATGAAGAAGACTTTGACTCTTTTTCGAGTCGGGCTTGCATTGATTGAAGTCTTGAGGTTCGGGATTTGAGTGCATCTTTGAAGTTCATAATGTTCCTTTATCTTTAGGTTCGGAAAACTTTTCTACTACACATTAAACAGTATAGCATATAAAATTATAAATGTCAAGAACAAAAAACGTCCCTGACGATTTTTTTTAATTCTCCTTTTTCTCTTGGCTTAACAAAGGTCTCAACTTTGCTCAAACGCTTTTGAATGATCGGAAAGAAAATATTCTCCGTAATTTTTGGATTAATTCGATCATAAAAGCTCAGAACTTGGTTGAGATAAAAAATAGTTTGAGGGGAAACTTGATTCTTCACAATCAGTTTATAAATCAAGGGTAATTCTCTTTCCTTGATTCGAAACATCTCATCAAATTGTATTTTTTGTTTTTCAATATGTTCTCGTAATTCAATACATTCTCGTTCAAAGAAGTATTTAGGTGCGTTTTGATAGCTCACCCAATATTTCCAAACAGATATATAGTCTTCGGATAAAAAGTGTTCGATCTTGGCTTTAGGGTTTTGAAAGATGCCTGGTATAAAAAAATCTGGGAAATCATCCTTTCTTTTACCCTTTGCGATCATAGCGTAAGGAGCAATGTCCTTGAATTGAGCAAGTTTGACCTTGCCCTCGTATTTGTTATAATTATAATTTTTTGAACTAAAATGAAGCTTTATTGCTTGATATGCTTCTTTTACTTCCTTTGGGTTGACTAAAGATGTCTGGAAACTTCCTCTCCTTTGGTTTCTTTCGTTTATCAAAAAGGTTTCGTTGGTGTCCTTCATCTTCGATATCTGATTTGAGTTTACCTGTAACGAATGGGGCAACGGATTCATATTCATATTGATTTTGTTCACAAAATTGTACAATTGTTTCAATCAAAGTTTGTTTAGTTTTTTGTTGTAATACATAAATTTTCTTTTGAAAGCTTTCAACAGTTTCAAACAATGGACCTCCTATTCGGTTGTTTCTGTTGGTTGAACAGCAGTTTCATAATATATAATCAATTCACGCTGTTGTTCAAGATATCTTTTGATATCAGCCACATTCAATGCAAGATTCTCATAATCTTTGACTGAGATTACAAAGAATGCCCACTTTTCACCCAACTGTTTTTCAAACATCGGAACGAGTGAATCAACAGTCTCAGGTGTGACTACATACCATTGAACATCATTAAATTTTAAACCTTTTGGTCGTGGTTGAATCGGAATGTTTTTTTCAACAAACTTTGTTTCAATAATGACCTTAGGTTCAGGTGGTGGCGGTTCAGGTTTTGGAGTTGAAAAAATTGAACAGCCAAATAAAAAAGAAGGAAGACTACTAATTAGCAGTAATTTCTTCCATCTCTTTAAATAACTTCTGAGTTGCATCATTGACTCTCTTTTGAATAAGACCGGGTTTGGCATTTGCCAATTTTGTGAGATTATGATCTCTTAACTTTTGACTTATTTCATCTTGATATACTTCAGCTTTTTCGAGTCCAATTCGTAATTCTTTAGTAGCATCTTCAATTTGAACTTGCTGCTTTTGAATCTGAGTAATTGTTTCTTGAGATTGTTTTACAGCACCTTCGAGCTTCACTGAATTTTCTCTCAATGTTGCAATCTCTGCTCTTGTCATCATGACATAGTTATATGCAGTATAACACAAGCCTCCCAAAATAGCAAGTATTATAATAAGTAAATATATTCTTGAGGCCCACATAATCGTTTATATAAAAAATTCAGTGTATAAAAAATATCCCATTGAAAGTAAAAGTCCAAGAAAAACAAATGCAATCACATAAAAAGGAGCATCTCCACTTTTTCGAAATTCAAGTTTTCGTCTTTCTTCTTCTAATCTTTCTTGAGAGTAATTTGAAGTAACTCTTCTCTCTTCAAAGAATCTTCGATCATTTAACTTTCGTCTTTGTTCTTTAC